CTACAATTTTCAGGTACCCTGGCGCTATCCATCATTATCAATGCACCCGTCCTAAAGTACGTAGCTTGCGCTACGCGCAGCTACTACGGGGATTTACGGAGCTATGTTAAATCTAAAGTCATTTATGACTCCTAAAATCAAAAAGGGATTACATTGTAATCCCTTTTTAGATATTAAGTCAAGAAGCTGTTAGCTTAGGAGTTTTAATCTCCAATATTTAGATACACCTGAACCTTGAGATAAGTCAGCAAGCACTGTCCCAGCTAAGGCAAATGCAGATACTTTATCTCCAATAAGTTCTAATTCCTTCAACGGATCAGTAGAGAACTTAAACACATCTAGAACAACAGGTTTGTAACCTTCGGTGGCTCCAGTCTCTGCGGCTGTATTAAGACCTTCAAAACGTAGCCATACAGTTTGTGTAGGTTGTGTCAAGCCATGAACTTCTTCTTGTTTTAAGAAGGAATACCCTACGGTAACTGCATCACCTTCAAGGACTGTAGTTATAACTGATGGATATTTAATGGGGTCTACCCACTGAATAGACCCAGCTACTTCATTAAGTTCATAATCCCATGTATTCCGTAACGTTTCTGTTGCTTCTTGTGCAGCATCAGCACGGTCAATCAGAGTGGCAGCTCCCTTTTTAACTACTACAGTATTAACTTTAATATGATCTAAGGGAACAACAGCACCTAAATAAACTGTAAGAGGGGAACCCGTAACAGTACCAAGGTAAGTTTTAGTAGCAGCATCATAAGTAGTAGGGTCTATAACAGTATTACCACGCATAGCCCTTGATAAATTAGTTCCATTGAAGTTTTCAATATCAACTTCTAGATTAGCTTTAACTTCAGTAGTTAAACGTAAGTCAATAGCACGAGCACCAGTAGTAGTTTCTTTGTGTTCTACGGTAGACGTATTAACAGCTAGCTTTAATGCCGAGCAGTTACCTACTGGGTATAATGCGCCAGCTTTATAAATACCAGTGGTTAAATCCTTAACGCGAGTTCCCATCAAGACTACGCCTTGACCAGAATAATAATTAGATACTGTTTCCCATGCCATAATAATACTCCAAAAAAATTAACGGTTATCAGGCACTTCGCCTGTTTCTACATTTACAGGTTTAATTGATGTTTCAATTGATTTTTCAATTGGTTTTACAACTGAGGGCTCAACTGATTTTTCAACTTTTGCAACTTCTGAAGGTTTAAACCACTTTGAAACTTCTCCAATTGGAGTAGCTACTTTTAGGTTAGCTAAATAATTAGAGGTATCCAAATCAACATCAATAACAGCCCCCACTAAAAAATTAGTGCCAGCGTGTCTATGCGGTTTAAGTAATTTAATCTTCATAATGGTGAAGTATATAGACTTATAAACCTCCTAATTTATTATTTTAATAAAATTGTTATAATATTATGAGGTATATGTAGGTACTAATTTTTAAAATTACCTAAGATAGCAGGAGTAGAAAAACGTTGCGCGTATGCGAACGTCCCGGCGCGAGATTCAACTGCGGATTCTATCAAGAATTGCCAAAAATTACCTGATGGTGATTTAGTACCTTTAATAGCATTTCTAAATTGTTCTAATATCCCTAAAGCTGTAATTTTGTAATCAGCATTACCTATGGTTTTACCAGATACTAATAATAGTAATGTAAAATTTACGTCCACTGAATATCCTTTAGCTACATTTTTAGTTTCACTATCTTGTTTTGATCGCATTCCTTCATAAAGGATACCCGCACATGGAAATTGTAATTGCATCCCTAAGTCATATAAATCATCCTGTGTATATGCAAATATAACTTTATTTTTGAAAGCGTCAACAGAACGCATTTTGTCTTGCAAATCAGTAATACACGCTTCTGCTAAATTGGGGGTAGTCATAATAAAATCCTAATGAAAGTAATTGCAAAAACCAAACCCCACTTAACAAACGCTAAAGGCAGGTACAATGGGGGTTTTTTGGTTTGGTGTTTATAAAATAGATAACCTAGATGCTACAAGGGCATTAACTAATGAAAAATCTTCATCAGAAAACCCCATAAAAGGACGTGGGGGTAATTTACCTCCACCGGATGACATTTTTTCTGCATAAGGGGCATTAGTACTTATTCTACGCTCATCTCCATCGCTATATACTTGAATGCTATGGTATAGCCTACCTGTATCATATAAAGTACCACCCTTACCTTTTAATTTTCTAGCCATACCTGCCTTAGAGGGTATCCACGGAGTACCATCGGGTGATGTTTCAGACATAAAACGTGAAAGTACTCGCCCTAATAAAAAATTAGCTGATTCATCAAGTATGCTTTTAAGTTCAACATTTAAATTGATCTTATCTACACCTTCAATTTTAATATTAAGATTAATCATGGATGATTATAAACCCCCCCCTTTAATTAGAGGGGTGTCTATTATGAGTTAGTTTTATCTATAACACCGTAAAACCCCGCAGTAGCGGTGCGTAGCACTGCTATGCCCTTTACAGCGTGTGTCATTCACTATGTAGATTTACTTACCAATAAAACATGTTTTCAGATAATCATTATATGCTCTTTGAACATTAGATAACTGTGTCATAATTGATTGAAGACCTAGTATCGCGATATTTAATGCCTGCATTGCAGCCATAATTGCAGCTTGATTACCTGTAGCTTGTGCTGCAATAAGAGCAGCTCTAGCATTATTAACAACAATTTGTTGTGCTGCAATTTGTGATTGCAACGAAGCAATTTGTGATTGATAATTAGCAATAATTGTAGGAGAACATGCCATTTTGAATACCTCTTAAAAGTTAGTAGAGAAGATGCTAGGATTCATATTAGGCAATTCATACCCATAATCTATTAAAAACTCACTATCTTTTTCAACATAGGTCATAGTAATAAATTGAATATCGCCATTATCTAACATAATCCATTTTACATTAGGAGTAGTAGAATGATTTACTAAAGAGCCGTAGCCTAAAGCAATACAAACTAAACCATTAATGTCCCCAAGTCGCCATCTAAAAACATAATGCCATAATTTAGTTTTTAATATAATAGCAGATTCTAATATATTAAAACCAATAGTAGGGCATGTCATTATTACAGTATCAGGAGGTACTGTATTAATAGCATAAACACCCCTACCTTTTACAGAATCTTGATTTAAATAGCAAAAATTAGACATACTATGATTATAGTAGGTAATAAACCTCCTAATTATTAAGCTACAGAATCTTAAAGCAAACACCCACATCTGCTATCAGCATTTATTCAAAAATTAAAAAATATCAAGAAATGTGTTTGAATAAAAAAGGCTAACCTAGTGTGCGGAAACAAAATCCAACATCCCTTAAATAGGGTTCCATAAGATTAAACGCATGTCCCTTACCCGTTTTATAAATTTCAGCAGCTTCTGGACTCCTGTTGGTGACCTGTTTTTGCGTGATAAGGACGGGTACATAGGATGAAATAGCTTCTTTTAACCATTCAGGCGCATCCCCTTTCCCTAAAAAACCAGAATCATACGTCACTTTAGCAAACATGCTATATCTAGGAGTATTTATATAATTAGTATAAGCATTAGCAACAGAGGCTATCTCTGAATTAACATGAACAATTCCTTTACCAATATTAATATAGTAATCACCTTTAGAAGCTTCTAAAATGCGCCCCCCCAAATTTTGCATTAAAGCAGGTAAACTCTCATAAAGAGTTATAGTCAATTGAGGGGTTTCTCTTATAAAGCTATTCCTTAACCTAAGACGATAATACCCATCAGGTACTATATAAATAAGTTTAGGATCAATATTAAAATTATCTGAATTAGATTGCTTCATTAATTTAGTTTGAAGAACTTCTTCAAAATAAATTTGTGACCCTATAATAGCTCTATCTAACGATGCAATAACATCAGGATGTTCCATCAGACCTAAAGCCTGACGTAACTCATCCGAGTCAACAAGAGGCTTTTGAGCCATGATAACTCCTTAAAAAATTACACCATTACAGCATTAGCAGGACGACCACGCCCTTTAGGACTTGTAGCAGTATCAATTTCCCCCATCCCCTCGGAGGTCGGCCCAACACTCGCAATACGTGCCTTTGTTGCTAATTGCTTCTCAATTTCTTCATCACCTTGACCGCGAGTAGCACTAGCAATAGCATTAGCTTTATCCGCAGCTAATGCCTTTTCATACTGGGCTTTACTTTCTTCATTTGAAGATTTAGCCATTTCTAATACACTAGGTAATACCTCTTTAGTTTCCATATTTTCAGGAATGGCTTTTTTACCTACACCATCAGACTTTTTAAAAAAGCGAATATCATAATCACCTTTTACAGACATTAACTTATTAGCTTCATCTTTTGGTAATGTATAAATGTCTCCTTTAAAAAATTTCTTACCAGTACTAGAAATAAAAGAATCCCCTACTGTCAAAATAAGATCAATAGTATCTTGGGGGGTTGAAGTTGTAACCGTCATATAAATTCTCCAAAGTAAAAAATGCAATTACTTGCATTATTATAATATGCAAGGGATATATATCCTACCATAACTATAACACTATTGCAAGAATTTATTAGGAAGATTTTTAAATGCTAAAATTAGATAGTCCTAAGCAGGAAGCTATTTCTGATACTAATGTGGGTGATAGTGGTAGTTGTTTAGATTCAGATGACTATGATTATATATCCCCTGAAATGTTGTTAAGTTTGCGGGAGGAAGCAAAAGCTAATGGCACTTCTGAGGCTATGATTAATCATCTATACCCACTCAGTTAAGGGCTATAAGGGTATTCAAAATAAAAAGCTACTTTAAGTAGCTTTTGTTTTATGAGCAACATAATTACGTGCATTATTAGGAAGACTGTTAAAACATTAAAATATATCTGAAGTTCCAAATAAGGTTTAACATTATGTATGCTCATATATTAAAAAATGGTTTAACAGGTAGTCATTGGTATAAAGATGCTTCAGGTAAGCATATTTATAATGTAGCCAACCATACACCTGATGAAATACATGAATATGCAGAACTATCCCCTAAAGATATTGAAAAAGCAAATAGTGATCTTGATCGTTTAACGTATGATCAATGGCATAAAATACCCAAATATCAAAAAGAAACAATATCAGATTATACTTTAGAAGGGTATATTGATGTTAATCATTACCTTGGACGGATGGTTAATCAAAGTGATGATCAAAGAGATAAAGCTGAAGAAGCTATTGAAGATTTAGATGCTGTAACTAAAAATATGGAATTGCCTGCTCCAGCATTACTTTACAGAGTTACTAAATTACGTAACTTTAGAAATGCACACCCTAGTATTTATGAAGCTGTTACAGAACTAGCTAAAGGGAATAATACTCCTGATAATGTGCTTAAAAAATTAAGCCCTCTTAAAGGGATATCTTTTACTGACCCTTGTTTTGGATCAACTTCCATTGATAAAGAAGTTGCTAAAAACTTTGTAAAAAGTATTGCACAAAGTAGTATTATGTTTGAAATAGCTGCACCTAAAGGCACTAAAGGTGCTTGGTTAGGTTCTAGAAGTGAAATGCCTGAAGAATCTGAATTTATCTTACCAAGGGGTACTACCTATCAAATTATAGGTGTTAAAAAGATAAATGATAGTGTGGTTATTCAAGTAAACTTGACTTAAACTGCTTTCTACGAGTTACATATTCTTCAACTACAGCTTGTACAGTTTGCGAATGTACGTTAAATCCAACTTCTTTCAATCCAGACGTATACTTTTGAAGATCATAGGCAGAAAAAAACTTACAAGTACGTTATAAAACACATAACCATGCTATCCCGCAGCTATTATGGGGCTTTACGGTGCTTCAGATAAAAACAGGTAAGAAGCGGGTTACAAAAAGCAACTAAAAACATACAACATAAAAACTTTTTTTGTTTTTAACTAATCCAGCCCTTTGAACAACATAAAAGTATAAGGGTCTAGCAGTAAACAAAAAATGCCATAGTACAGCTTTCAAGGCTGAAGTGTTGCTTCTTACCTGGATGCTAGGTATTACTACCATATATTGCAGAATCACATCAATTTTCTGCAATTTTAAGGGTTTTATCCCTTAAAAAATTAAGAAATTACTTTTTCAGCAATATCGTCAGGCAATTCTAATGTCAATTTATGAGCATTAGCATCTGAAATAGAATCAGAAAGTTCTATAGATTCCCGTTGAAGTACTTTTAATTTAGATTGTAATAACTCGGTAATATCCTTAACTGGATTAACTACTAAATTAAAGCCATAGGAACCACTCTCAGGGACATAACCTCCAACTTCTAAGGGTAAGTAACCATCTGTCTTTGAAGTAGTTACCATAACCTTATAAGCCGCTGTAATCTTATTTAATACTTCTAACTTAGCTAGCATAGCATCAATACCACGCTTATGGTTTTCAGATGCAATTGCTGAACGAACTACAACCCACGCCAAAGCATAGCTATGCGCTAAAGAACTTAAAGTAACAGCATCTTCACCACGAGTAGCTAGAGCACTAATTGATGATGGTGATGGACGTGCTGAAAATGAAACTACTTCTGAAGCTGTTTTAGCTTCTTCTAACGTGTCTTTCATTAAAATAGAAAGACGCTCGGCAATTTTGTGTGCCCGTGATAATGAAATTTCTAAAGTTGCCATAATATTTCCTATTCATGTGAATTACCCCGGCGTAAACTCCGGAGCTTCTAGGGTACTATCTACATAGTAATTAATATGCAGATTTTTCGACTTTAATTTACTTGATATTATTTCTAATACTTCAGCAGTGGTTATCATCTTTCCTAAATTTTATTTACTTTCGTAAACCTTAGTATCTTTTCCAGATACTAATTTATTAAATATGATTAAGTTAGCTATTATGTCTTTGCTATATTAAAATAATACACCGTTAGTATATAAATCTAAAATCAACTTAATGATACTTATATTGGTAACAGTACGCAGTTAGGACTAGATAACTTTCTTCACACTTAAACAATCATACCACAAATTTCAGCAATGTCAATACCTTTTTCCATAATTTAAGTTACAAAAGTGAAAAAATATAATTTAAGTTACGAATTATCTTCGGATATGCACACTGGTTCTCTTATCAGCTACGCTAACACCTACCCTAAAGTACCTAGCCGCGCTGAATACCATTTACTAAAGAATAAACTACCCTATGTAATAAATGTAAATCATTATTAAAATCTCGCATATAGTAATATCCTTCGCTATGCGTTTTATGTGAAGAACATTGCCAACAATTATTATTTTCAAAAAGTATAATATGTTTATTATACTTTTCTTGTAATAATGTTTGTAAGTGTTGAATATCCATAACATTTAAAATTAATTGGTCGGAGCACCCGGACTCGAACCGGGACACCTTGCGGCGAGAGATTTTAAGTCTCTTCCTACTCACTATAGTTTTCACTACCAGATTACTCTGTTTGGAGTCTGGACTATTCCTTCAACTTCAGCTTAACCTGTTTAGTTGGGTTATTATAGTCTCTGCACGTCATTTTATTTTCCAATAAAAGTTTCGCTCAAGATTGTCATCAGCATTACCTGTTAAGATTTCCTTGAATTTAAACCATTTTACTGTACTATTTCTAATACAGGACACAATAATTTATGTCTACCAATTTCATCATACTCCGACAAAGGGTATTCTACCACTAAAAAACCATATGTCAACACTTTAAATAAAATATTTTTAAAAAAGCCGTTTTGTATGTCTTAATTCCAGTCCCCCTCGATTTACGTAATTCTACCTATGGTAACAACTACCTATGATAACATCATTTCAACGATAAGTGTATCAAGAGAATGAGCTAATACTGGTAAATCACCATTCGTATAAAGAGCAGAGTCTTCATCACAAATGGTTACCATTAAATCAGAATGACGGATATCATAGTCAATAAATGAATGCTTCCCCTCATTAGAATACACCCTAAATCTATATTTACCATCCATACAATAAATCAAATGACCTGTTGTACCATTCGCAGATTTAGCCCTAATTTTCCCTATTAAACACCAGCTTTTTTAAGTGCTGCATTAATTAATGTCATATCCCAACCTGATTTACGCAATTCTCTATGTACTGATTGTAAGGCTTGTATAAGTTCAGGAACCGCAGAAATAGCTTTAGCATTATCATCTAGTTCTTGACTAGGGGTAATCATATTGAAATTTTTAGCAGGTTTGTACATGACTTCATTTTCATTACAAACTGTATCACCCTTACGAACCCACATACCTTTAGTAATCATATTGCACTCCGTTTAGTTAAGTATATCACACTTTTAATCTGGTGAACTAGAGCTTATTAAGCCCATAAATTTTAGCAACACAATCACTGACCCCCGCAAATTCAAATCTATGTGCTAAAAATTCAAGCATCACTTTAGGGTTAGTTGCTACTGGAGCATTACATCCACAATCACAAGGGGTATTACTATTTTTCATTTTTAGACACACTCATCAATGAAATATTGGTTAATAGATGCACGAACAGCAATTTCATCTTCTTTTGGCATCTTAAGATTTGAAATAAGAGTGTCCAAAGTCTCGAATGTATCAAGGAAAATGGTAGTAATTTATTCTTTTAAAACGATTTGAGAATTTGTCATGTCTAACTCCTTAGTTGATGTAATGTATTATACAGTGCTTTTTACGTTTGTCAACAATTTTTTAAAAATATTTTCACTTAGAGTGTGATTGATTTAGGTAAACCATATATATACAATTATACCTAATGTAATAAAGTAAAATAAATTAGACATAGTACCCTTAAAAGATATATTATATCATAATTTATAAATTTGTCAAGATAAAAAAACTAAAAATGAAATTACTTTCACAAAAACCCCCCACATTGTATCATTTTTTAGTAATTTGTCTTGGGGGGTTTGTTTTTTAAATTTCAACTAAAAAGAAGGTTTATATGGTTTTACTATATCTTCAGGTTTCCCCCTATAATATACTGGGCTTTCATAATTAGGATTTTTTTCCAATAGCATTCTTTCTATAATAACGCCTGGGTCACTAGCACCATAATATTTATCTTTAAGTTTTGTATTTAAATTAGATATTTGTGAAACAGTCATAGGTAGCTCCCCTAATGACTTAGATTTAAACCCATCACCATTAGTAGGGAAACTATAGCCCATACCAAAAAAATAATGATCTTTACCTATAGCTTCAGCATCATTATTATGATCCCCCGAGCCATTATTACCTAAAGCTTTATAATCGTTAGTCATATCTTTTGTACAAGTCACTTCATGTACATATATCCTTCTATTATCTTGATTATGATGATCTTCTAAAGAGCCAGCATCTTCATCATGATGAGTTACATGTGCCTTAATGCCTTGTATATTACCCGCATTACACCCCGCTAATTCATTTCCACCATTACCACCATTAGTTAAACGCAAAGCTATAAATTTATCTCCTGCTTTTAATAATTTACTGCTATTAGTCGTTAATTCATGTAACATTTCTGGAGTAATTTTCTTAGCTAAATCACTTAGTTCATTAGAACTCCTTACATCCATATCAATTTTTGAATCACGCTTAACTTCACCACTATTACCATCTGGGTTTTTTGCAAATCTACCCCCTGTAGGAGTACCAGAAGGTTCTCTATAAGGGTCAGTCTTTAAAATTGTAGCATACATAATTAATCCTAAAATTAGATTATATATCCTAAAAAATCTACCTAATTAAGCTCATATATAATTACTAAATTATTGCAATTACTTTCATTTTAAAACCTCCAAACCCCCCTTTACAAACTCTTAAAAGTGAATATAATGTAGGAGTTATGCTGTTTTTAACATAGCCACGTAAAACACCGTAGCCTCCTTAAAATTCGTAACTTAAATTATGACTGAACCTACTGTAAGAGAAAAAATACGTTTTGTATTAGAGGATAAAGAACTAACTAGTTCTCAAATTTGTAATCTAACAAAACTAGATTCAAAAATTGTATCTACCGCTTTAAGTGCAATGAAGGTTAGATCAAAAGAACTCATATACACAAAATATAAAGGTGCCGCTTTTGGTAGATATAAACTAAATAAAAAACAAACTTTAGAAAAAATTAATATTACTAATATTAACTTAAAATTATATCAATTAAATAATATGAAAGAATTTTTAAGATTAAAAGGTATATCTATGATAGATGATATAATTGATGATTATGTTTTATTAAGAAAAAACTTTTAAACAACCAAACACCCAAATACTTGACAAACTCTTAATGTGGGTATAATGTGGGGATCGGCTGTTTTAAATAGGGCATAAAAAAACCCGAAGGTATTAGCTTCGGGTTCTAAGCACTTTGTAAGTGCTTGATTTAATTAGCCTTTATTGGGCTACATTAAATACTTGAGAAGCAGCACGAGTTTCTTCCACGGCGCAGTCGATACGCGCTGTGAGCACAATAATGAATACTCTGGCGCGAATGTCTTTCGTGTATTCTATGTTAATTTTACGCTGTACGCCAAAGATCAGATTCAGTGGGTTAGTTAACAGAATCTTGTTTTCTGGCATTAAAGGCACTGATTGAACAGGTGAACCATATAACATCAGGGGTGAAAAACCTTGTAGGGTTGTATCACCGAATGGTGTATTACGACTAGCGTAGGTGTCACGTAGTTCAGTTTCGTTATTAACTGATGTGAAGAAGTTCAATGAAGAACGGTCACGTAAATAACGGGGAGGTAATGCCTTTAGAGCGTTTTTCATTTGCAACTTGGAGATAGTGGCGGCACCACCATCAACCATGTGGCTATTACACTTCTTCAGGAAACCATCTAACAGCCCTAAATAGGCATCTGTAGCATGTAAAGATGTATCACCTAAAAGAACGAGTTCTTCTAAGTCAAGAGCAGCACGTTCAGCAATTAACTGAGTGATGGTGTCATGTAACCCACCGGCAGGTGTTTGAAGGGGTACAGCGATATTACCACCTTCAATGTTGTCTTCTAAGACATCATAAGGTAAGTGAATTTCAGCAATAACTTCTTTGGTATTCAGAGTGATCTGAGACAGATCAGGCTTAACACGGTCAGCATCAGCAAGGGCTGTAGATGATACAGCAGCGTGCATAATACGTGAACCAAAACCAATTTTATTGATCTTGCGTTGTGGGCTATTCATGGTAACCACACGGCACATATTAAGGATAGTGGGTTGTTCGATCAGAACGCGAATAAACTTATCCGCTTGTTCTGGCAGTAACATACCACCGTTGGAAGCCATATCGCTGAGGGCAATGTCGGCTTTATTAATCAGTTCTTGATTGCTAGGCATAATAAAACTCCAGTTTAAAAAAAATTACCGACCTGCACGACCACGTTGAATGGGCTGTGCTGCTTTCCGTACAGATTGTTGGAAAGCGGTATCAATACATCCACCAAAACCATCATCAAACGATGCTGCTTTGCGAACATTAGAAGTTGTACCATCATTTGACATATCTGAAGTAATTAACTTACTACGGATAACTGAGTCAGCAGATTTTGCAACTTTTTCAGTTTCTACAACACGATCATGTAAGGTGTCTTGAGACTTCTTAATACCTTCAACAGAGTCATTCAGCGTAGCTACCTGATTGGTAATTGCGCCGATTTGCTCCCCGATGGATGCTTGGAGAGTTCCAAACATTGATTCCATTTTTTGCAGCAATGCCTGCGTTTGTACCGCAGCATCTTCTTCCTGTTTCTTTGTGAAGTTAAAAGGAAACTTCTTTTTATCCTTTTCTTCATCATCTGCATCATTATCTGTATCACAAGATTTACCTTCAGATAACTCAACAATTTCTTTTGTTTTCTCTTTAGGAACTTTTACAGCCTTAGAAACACCTTGAACATCTTTATTCAAGTCTTTAGGCATTGCATTATCTAAGGCAATGGGCTTAGGAGTACCCTTAGCTTCAACCCCAGATTCTTGATTAATATTCTGTGCTTCAGTAGTAGGATTTGACCCTGTAGCTTGAATTTCCCCACGAAGCTCAGAAATAGTAGCTTCCGGTTTAACACTTGAACGATATTTAATTTCCCTATCAAGCAAAGAAGCCATAACATTTAACTGTGATGGAACCCAACTAAATAATTTAGCTAAATAGCCATTATAATCTTTAGTTACTAATTCCATCTTTTCTACTTTTTCTGATACTGATTCATCAGCAGCAGAAATTTCAGACATAGCTAATTGTAACCCTTGGGTTGCAATTTTTTCTGAAGGTAAAAAGCTATCTTCTTTTAATAAAGATTCATAAATAGTACCTTCAACTGAAGCTTCAGCATCAATACCATCTACTAATACCAATAAAGAATCCGCCATTTTTAAAACAGAAAATTCTTCTGGCATATTACTTTGTTGTTTGAAAACAACCGAACCATCAGATTCTTCTTGAATATCAGAAATTTTATACCCCGCATCTTTTAAATGCGTTTTAACAATATCAAAATATTCATCTTTCATAGTTACAAAACCAACAATAGTTGGTTGTGGCACTGATTCAGCATTAGCCTTTTCACTCTTGAAAAGTTTGCTGAGATTCAGGCTAGCTAAATCAATCATGCTCTGCTCCTGTTCATTTTTAACAATACGAAACGGAATACGATTTGCACCCCGTGAAACAAGTGAAATGTAATTAACTGTGGGATCACCTAACTTAGTTACATTCAACTTAACTTTTGCCATAATTACTCAACCTTATAAATATTGCAATTACTTGCACAGTCATAGTAATGTAACAAAGAAAATAACCTCCTAATAAAAAATAATTATTTTTTATTAAAATAATTATCTAAACTCGATAAAGTAGTAGTAACTCCAATATCAAACGTATATAATATTAATTCAGTTGTAGATAATTCAGATTTTTTCACTTCTTTTTTCACAGGTTTTTCAGGGGGGGTGTACGGAGCCGAGTTACTCCCCTTTTTATCATCTCCTGAAACCACTAAATGTTTACCTATATTAGAGACATGAATTTTATGACCTTCAGGACTTTCATAAGTTTTTCCCCCCGAAGTACCTTTACCAAGTGTCCAGTTCTGAGAAATTAAATGGTTATTAATTTTTTCTTTAATTGAATCCTGATTCCATTCAGGATGAACTAACATAGCAGCATGTGTAACACCTAATCCAGAAGCATCATGGTTTATTTGTACTGGATGTTGTAAAGCACTTCCCATACTTTGAACCATACTAGAAGCCGTCACTGTGGGTGCAGCTTGATGATTAAACCCTTGAGGTTTAATTTGAGGTTCAGTGGCAGGAACTACATTAGCAGGAGCTACCTTAGCAGGAGCTACCTTAGAGGACGAATCTAAATCCGTAGGTGCTTTATCTTTAGGAGGCTTTGGTGCTTCCAATTTAGATACAGTACTAACGAGTACATTCTCTAGCCTATCTAGTGATGAAAACTTTTCTAATTTTTTAGAAATTACTCTTTTTGTTAAGGTGTCATAAATACTCATTTAAAATCTCCGATTAATAAATAGAAATGCCTTCTTCAAGCCTATACTTCTTAATAGAATCAATTATATACACATTGTTAATATTGTTTTGACAAGAATCAACATTGCTAAACCTAATAATATTTAATTCTTTCTCATAAATATATTGTAAGTATTTATCAGATACTTTAAAGTAAGGGTGTTCTTTAAAAGTAAAAGATATACCACCTTTATTATCTACACTTTCAGTATCTACACTTTCAGTATTTACACTTTCAGTATCTACACTTTCAGTATCTACACTTTCAGTATTTACACTTTCAGTATCTACACTTTCAGTATCTACACTTTCAGTATTTACATAAGTAATAGGGCTAGTAGTTAATTTAGATTTTTTAATTGACATATTAATAACTCATATAAAGAGAATGGGCTTGTTCAGGTGAAAGAACTTTTTTAGCATGAGCATGTAATTCATCATGTAAAGAAGATCGTTGTTGAATAAGTTCGGGTGGCATATGCCCTAGGTATTTATGTTTAATACTTAACTGTCTTGCTTTATCTGCAATATCTTTACGTCCAATAAGTTTAGCCCCTAATTCTAAAGCTTTATTATGATCATTATTATTTGTAAGATTAGCTATTTTATTTAGGCCACTTTTTAATTTAGTTTTATTAACAATACCATCTTCACCTATAGCTGAAGCATTTTTAGGAGTAGCTGCTAAAGGTAAAGGTTTTGTTTTAGAAGTTGTAGAAGGGATTGATGAGCCTTCAGTATGTTTAAATCCAACGAAAGTTCTATATCCTGATGTACCCGCATTAACAGTTACTTTACTTCCATTAGGATGTGCATATTCAGTATGGGTAACATCTCCACTATGGGTAATTTCCCCTTGTTTATATCCATTATCTTGTAAATGACCATGCAAAGCCCCCTCATGTATAGAAGCATTAGCTTTAGCATTTTCACCACTATGAAACATTACATTAGGTGCAAAAGAAGTAGTCCCACCAAAACTTTTACCTGAAGCATTAAAAGCTTCATGTATAGCCTCGCTAGTATGACCATCCCCCATAGTTGAGGTAGGTTCGGTATGTGGTTCGGCATTATGACCCATATTAGATGCAATTGGGGGAGTTTTATTATGCTTACCTAAAGCCCCTTTAGTTCTATATTTAATAATTAATTCATGCTTATTTATAGGTAAATTGGACGGAGTAGCTTTCATAGCTGCTTCAGTTAAAGGTTTACATTTAGCAGTTGCAGCCATAGCCGCATTAGAAGCTGAAGGGAAATTACTTGCATTTTCATGTAATCCCATTGCAGTTTTATGCGCTTCTAAGGCAGATTCATGTAATTTACCCGCATCTTGCCCTTTAAATTCTAAAGCAGCAGAACTATGATATGCAATAGTCTTCTTATGTGCTCCAGCTAACATCGCATGTCTTCCTGAACCTACACCCCCTTTTAAAGTATTATATGAAATAGCATAATTCTCAGCAGCTAAAGATACTATATCTAAAGCAGACATAGCTTTAATAATAGACTCTTGCTTTTTAATTGCAAAACGTGAATTTAATTTTTCTAAAAACATAATAACCCTTTACACTAATTCTAAATCATTTAATTTGACAAACAAATAATAATTATTAGGTATACTTACTTCAACAGAGTTTTCATTATTAATTTTCATAACTACCCCTATACCTGAATAACCCTTTACTCTAACTTTTGTACCTATAGATACTTTAGTAAATGGGGTAATTAATTGTGAATGAGTTTTAACCCAAGTAACTATATCTTGTTTTAATATCTTGGAATAAATCATTTAAGACCTACTTTAGATTTTTCAGTAATAATAACTAATTTATCAATAACATCATTCATAGCTTTTCTAAATCTAGTTATATCTTTATCTTTAAACGCAGATATAACTGAAGCTCCTGTATCAGAACCTATAAACCTCATTAATTGAGATAAAAATTCTGATCTAGGATTAGAGTTTTTACTAGCTTTTAAAATATTAGCGTAAATCATATATGAGTATCTAATCCAGTATGATGCGTAAAATGGCTTTGTAATTGATCAGCGTGTAACCCTGATTCACTATGTTTCACATCGCCATTTCTACCCATCATATGTACATGATAAGTATCAGTAGCTGTGTCATGAATTGTTTTAACGTATTTAATCCCCTTAGTAGCACCATTGGTTTTAGGTATCTTCATAGTTAAAGAACCACCACCTTCTTTACCCGCCATAAAAGAATGTGCTCCTGTCATAGCTCTAAATTTATTACCCCCGTATTGAGCTAAAATAGTATTAGCTACAGCGGCATGATCTGTAGGATGATTAATCCCCTGAGCCTCTACAGGGGCTGTTTCTGGGAACTTTGTAGATAGAGGTGCATGAAACACTGCAACATCATGGGCTAATTCAGTCTGACTATCTCTAGGCTGATTAGAGATAGAATGTATCTTAGTACCGTCAGGATGGTCATAAGTAATATGTTGTGAAGTTCTAATACCGGAATCTTCAACAGTATTAGAGGCTACTTTAAACCCATTCCCTGTTAAATGGCTATGTAGATTTTTTACAGAATTATCTACGTCTTTCCAAGATGAAGGACGTTTACCAAAATGACTAGAATTTTCAGAATGAGTAGTTCGTCTAGCAGGAAAACCATTAGCAACACCTTCTAAATGCGAAATTGCTATTTGGCTACCTGTGTTACCATGCCATTTCCAATGCTTACCAGCCGTACCTTTAAAAATACTTTCAAATTCTGATAATTGTTCTTTAATTACTTCTTCTAATTTTTTAACGCCTATTCTAGACGCTCTTTCCACCCTAAGTTTAGAAATATAAATTTTCATAGCTTCACCATGAGAATCTTTATGATCATTAATTAATTTATCTAATTCTTCATTAGATTTAGCTTTAATATGTTTTACTTCATCAAAATGTTCACTATTGCTTTTACCTTGATGATGAAAGTTAGACTTTCTACCTGAGCCTTTACCACCTTTTAAGATTTCAGTAAAACCTTTGGAAATTGGATTTAATAACTTTTTCATATGTGTAACGGCATCAACATTCCAATTAGTGCCTACCGTACTATGGGGTGTAGTCATACCTCTACCTATAAAATGCGTACCTTTAGGTAATTTTTTATGCTCTGATTGAATAAAGTCTTTAGAACCTTCAGAAACCACTTTACCAGAATCAAGATGTATTAATTTATAAGCATTTGAAGACATCTTATGCCTACCAGAGCCTACTCCACCTTTTTGAATACTTTCAAATTCAGAAAGTTGTTCTTTTATAATTTCATTAAGATTAGTCATGGTACAAATAAAAAAGTCTTATTACATTGTCACATGTAATAAGACTTCCTAATTTAATAAATACCTTGAAAGGTATTTATTATTTAACTTTAAAATAATCAGAAAACTGCGAGTCTTTTATTAATTTCAATAAACAGCTAGTCGTTTTGCGCTAATAACTAGACCATCTACTGTGGGTTTACACAGTAATCTGATAGTATTACTATTAAACACATCACAATCAATCTTCATCAGGTTGGCTCCTAGGCTAAGGGTACCATACTGTGTGAATTTCACAGCACCGTTACGCATAATAGCCGAAATTTGACTTACATAGGCTTGGTTATTATATGTAGCAGAAACATACCATGAAGCAACTGTAAATGTAGGATCAGCTATAGCTGTTTGAGAATCTACAACATAGTATTGACTATTCAATAGTGCAATAGTAGAGGTATTTGTAAATGCCCCACTATGTAATAAAGATAATCTATCTGTTAAGAAGCCCCCAATCCATATATAACATTCAAGATAAGTAACTACAGTATCTCCACCACCTGAGCCTTGTTGGAAAAAGACACCATTGTAAGGGTCAATAAACCAATCACGAGCATCTGCTGGGGCAATAACTGTACCTGTACCTTTAGCAGTAGTACCCCCTGAGAAGGGGGTTGTTTCATATTTTGGATCAAAAGATGAAGGTACAATTTGAATTGCACCTGCTGTATCTACTAATCTTTTTCCATTACTATAATTAGTAGTATCACTAATTTTTAATGGATTAGATGATGCACTTACATAGTTATCTGGTAAACAAGCAAAATAAGCATGACCATTAGATGTTGGGTCAGCCACCATCTTCAAGCGTACAAATTCAACTGTACCTGATGTTATTTCATATAAGCTTGTTTTACCAGGGTTAAGGGGTATAACATCACCAAGAACTGCGGATAATGAACTTGAAAAACCTGTACGGTATTGCTCGTTACCTAATGCTTTGGTAATGTCGGTATTAGCAAATCCAAGGGCTTTTTTAAGAGCCGCTGTTGCCATCGTTTGAGTAGTTAATGCCATGACGTTATCTCCTTCTTAAATCCAAGTTAATGTGATTGTGTCGAGATAACCTGTCCAAGAGGCAGGAGCCGTAAATCGGAGATAAACCCGTTCATTAGCAGCAATTGATTGAGTCCCAACAGTAATACCCCAATCTGTAGCTAATAATCTACCATTACCATAAGAACCTGCACGGCATCCTTGTCCATCAGCCCAAGAACTTGTAGCAAAGTCATTATAAGCATCCATCCAACCTGTACCAACAGCTAAAGAACCTTGTGGGAACTTCATTTCAACAGATAAATTATTACCGGATAATGCTCCAACAGCCGAAAATGTTGTTGAAGAACCTGTAATATTAAGTTTGAAATTAGCTTTAGTAGCGCCTGTAGTATTTTGGAATACTCTAATAAAAGTTTTAGTTCCAGTAGCACCTGTGTAATTTGGATTACCATTAGGTGCAAACTGAATAGTACCACTATCAATAACAGAACGGAAATCACCTGTAGGATACCGTAATTGCCCGTTATAATATTGTAACCCACTTGTAGTAACTACGTTTTCAGTAGCATCATATGCCGTAGGAGCTGTATAAGAATTAGCGGGTACAGTTGAAATACGATAAGTTTCAATATTAAAATCTTCAACTAAGGCATTAGAAGTTACAATTGGGTCATATAACATCGTACCACTAGCAGTAGCAGCAGAAGTATATGTAGCCTTAACAGGGTGTAATACTGAAACTGAAACACTAGCAGATACTCTTAATAACCTTAATGAGTTAGATAAAGAACCTGAAGAATTTACGCTATACGTAGCGGTATTAGTTGTAGTAGTTGGTAAGGCTGTATTTGTAAAAACAGCTTGTGTAGAACTATAGGATACTGCGGTAGCAGAAGCACTATATACGTCAGCATACGCATTATTTACAGTACCTGTTAAAGTGATAGTTCCTGTGTTGTAATACTGAACACCTGATAAATAACGAGTTGTACCCATTACAGCAGTATTTGTCAGACCTGTAGCAGAAATTGCCACAACGTCCATACTGTTATACCAATAGAACTGATTCGTTGTCAGAGTAGTTCCAGAACCAGTCACATGCTTAACTTCAACTAAGTTATAACCAAACCGTTGTTGACCTGCACCAATTGTAAAAGTACCTGTGCGATACTTTAACGCAGGGAACGCATTTCCATTACTAAATTGGCAAGCCGTAGCAGCACTTAAAGTAAAGAAAGCTCCAGTCCCTGTAGCCCCTGATACAAAAGTAGCTAACGATGGTGTAGTATGAATTAACGCGCCATTAAGCCATAACTGTAACGTACCATTATCGCCATTACCAAAAGCCTTAGCAGGGAATGATAATGCGCCACTAGCAGCTACGTTATTATTTAGAATACCTGAAACAGTAGTGCTACCATTAAAAATACCTAAGTTATTACCTGAATTTTGTACCGTGGCATTAATTAATGTTGAATCATACGCATAACCAGTAATAGTATGTGTATTATCAAAACTTAATTTACCTGTAACACCACCTGCACCTGTAACGATATTCGATAAAGGAGGGGCAGCAGGTGGAGCCATTAATGCTAAAAATTCGTTAACATCATCTACGGCATTAGCGATCTTTGTAGCTGGAGTCCACCCAAATAAACCATCATTATAAGTAATGTCATCAGGAGTTCCAATGGTATCTAATGACCCAGTGCTTGCACTGGATACACGAGCCAACCAATCAGTGTCGAGCGGGCCGATCTTATCAAAAACGGTAATAGTAAACATACCATTACCTTGAGAAACAGAGCGTGTGTAATTAGAACTAATTGGTGCTTCAACTCCTGGATTTACTGTAGGATCAGCAATACCATTAAGGCATTGCGTAATCGTACCATCCATTCCGTCAATTTCAAGCCCAACGTCTATAGCTAAGACATTTTGTGCCATAAAAATCCTTTTAAATAAAATTAACCAAAATCCAAATGGTATTATCCCTTAAAAAATGTCATCCTAATACCTAATAAATAATAAATTTAAGCAAAGATTAAAGCATCATAATTAAGAAAACCTTCACTGATGAATATGTTCAACTAATTTCAGGTGTTGAATCTCTGTTGGGGAATACGTATGTTTATTAAAAACATGACCTTTACCTAATGCTACTAAATTATTATAATTATTATCAGGACTACGATCAGCAATAACTGCATGATGCCAATGACGATCACCTTGTAATGATTGATGAGCAAAAGCTATTGCACGTTTAGCTGCATTAATAGCTATTTCATGTTGGTCTTTTAGTGTACCTTTAGGTAATAACGCATGTCTAGCTTGTAAAACTTTTAAATGGTTTCTATTCACTTCTTTAATAGCTTCAAGTTCGGCTCTAACACCCTCTTTTTGAGAAGTATGAGAACCTAGACCATTTCTTTTATTATTTTCAGGGATATTATCTGGGTCTTTTTCTTTAGGTGCCTTATAGTTTTCGTGATTAGCCGTTTGAGGGGACGTAAACTTTGGGTCTGTTTTATGGAAATCCATCTCAGATTCAGAAGGTATGTTGCTTTTCACCCTAATAGGCTTAGCTTTATTTAAATATTCTTGAAATTTAAAAGGAGATTTTGGAATTTCTTTTGGGATTTCTTTTGGGATTTCTTTTGGGATTTCTTTTGGGATTTCTTTTGGGATTTCTTTTGGGATTTTTGGAATTTCTTTTGGGATTTCTTTTGGATTTAAATTAATTTTTGCGCCACCCATATTTGGTGTATAGCCCGCATTTTCTTTTCTATGTACCCATCCTTGAACAGCCGCAGAATGGCGATCTAGATGCATATTAGTAAAATTATATGCTTTTTTCACTAAATCACTAGCTATAGGCACATAATTAAATGGAATTTTAGCTTCTTCCTTTTGTATCTTTAAACGCTTATTCAACTGATCTTGAAACATTTTTAATCCTTAAGTTAAATTCTACTATGCATAGCCGCATGTAAATACTCTTTAGCTACACCTTCTCTTGACGCATTCATATAGGCAGTAGTTAAAGCCTGACGTGTTTTTGAAGAAAATCCTGATTTTTGATGTTCAGAAGTTAGCTTTGCTATATTTCTAATATGTGTTTCTAACTTAGCATCAGATATAGGAGATATGCCCGCTTCTTTAGCTTTAGTTAAAAAAGATTTTTCTGCCACAGCATGATTTTGCATTTTAGCATAATGAGTAGCTATCGAAGATGCATCTATATTAGAAGGGTGTTGTCTATGCTGTGAAATAGCTCCACTATGTTGTTCCATAGCATGTCTATGATCTCTAGCTGCTTCAACTAAATTATTAGTTTTTACTTCTTTATTTAAACCATTACCCCACTTAGAATTAATTTTTGATCCTATAGCATGAGCTTGTAATGATTGTTCTACCGCAGTACCCTTAAATTTGCCAAATTTATTTTCAGCCGCAGTAGTTCTAAAATGGGTGTAATGCCTAGCTAATGCAGCAGCAGCCCTAGCAGCAGCACTCCAAAACTTTTTTACCGTGCATTCTTTTTCAAAATCATCAATAGCTTTATTTACTATCCAAATTTCATTTCCAGTAGACTTATCCTGTTCTATTTTTAAAGCAAGTTTTTCTAAAGGTGAAAGTAATTGCAATTTCTTAATTGCAATACGTGCATTTAATTGATCTTGAAACATACTTAACTTTTAGCAATTAGTTTTTGAGCGATACGTATATGTGCCCTATCAGCTTCTTTACCACCTTGAGCAGTTTCATGTAACTGGTTATAAGGAACATGACTAGCAGCATTGTAGTCATCTTTAGGATTACGTTTCATCCATTCATTATGAACATGTTCAGCAGCTTTTTCCATATTATTAGGATGTAATCTAACTGCTTCTACCGCAGCTTTACCTGCTTCATGATTTTCTTTTTGGGCACTGGGATGTAATTTATCCCAAGGCTGATTAATATCTACTTTACCCTCACCTTTATCACGCATACGGGGTATACTAGCTTCAGCAGGCTTTTGAGCATGAAACTCTGAACGCCATGCTTCATGTAAATGAGCGCCCATAGAATTAGCTGTTTTAGCTCTAAATTGAGCATTTGCTAATCTAGCCCTTAATGCCGCCGCACGAGCATTAGGGCCAAAAGCTTTTAACACAACATCCGTATCACTAGCTACAGGAATATAATTAAAAGGTATATCTTGTTCTTGCTTTTTAATAGCAATGCGTTCAGTTAATTGAGCTAAAAACATAATTAATCCTTAAAAAAATTAACAAAAACTATTAAAAGTTACTCTTTTAATAATTCAATTAAAGAAGCCATACCTTCTATAGCTAATACTTGTTGTAATTCAGATTCTTTTTTATGAATGGCTTGATATATTGCTACTTGTCTAGGAGTTGTCCATAACCCATTGGCATGTAGATATTCAATACCTTTAATATGTTCGGGGGTTAAACCTGCTACTACTGCATTAAGATCAAAAGGTCTTTCTTTTTGTTTTTCACCACTTGATGTAAAAGAATTATGCCTTCCACTATGCCCTTTAGTACCATATTTAGTTACTAAGTCTAACTCAGATTCAATATCAGATTCGATATTAGGTTCAATATTAGGTTTAATATTAAATTTTGGGGGGTTTTCTTTTACAACATTCATAATGTTTGTAATATCATGAGGATATACCCCGCATTCAGCAGCTTCTTTAAGAATAGATGCTAATTGAACGGGGTTAGTATATGAATTTTCTACAAAAGAAAATCTATGATTATGGTTTTGTTCACTTTCAGTGATAGTACCTGCACGTATATTATGAAAATGGCCTTTCTCTATAGAAGTCCGTCCCCCCATAAATTTACCTTCAGCATCAAAAGTTACAAAAAAATTATGATCATGATCATCAGATTTAGTTGTTACTCCGTTTACGACAGGAGGTATTTCCATTTCTAATGTTATAGGTGTTTTAGTTACTAATGCTTCAATAGAAAAGCCATTAATTTCACCTTTTATAATTTTTGCCCAAGTATCATTATCAGGAACATGGATACCTACAACCCATGACCCTTCTATAAAGGTATTATCGCCCTTACGGGCTATAAACGATTCAACAACAGATGCACCTGGATTTAATTCATTATTATGTTGAACATCAATCTGATCTAATTTATGTGCCTTCAGAAAACCATGTGCCATTTTTTTTATATCAGCTTCTGACATAACCTCCCCATCTGAATCAGGGAGTAAAGGTGAATATACCTCCCCGAAAATCAGATGTTCATGTTCATCCACAGATTTAAATATAAACTCTTTATTAGTTTTGGACATAATTAACCTCTAGCTATAAGTTACTAACATAAAAAAACATTTTTTATATGCAATTAAATTTCTACAAGACCTATATTCCAAAAGTCATCAGATAATTTATTAGTAGTTAGGTATTCATAAGGAATATGAAAAAATCCTTTATCTCCCCAAGAGTCCCCCCAGCTATTAAGGACTGTGAATGTTCTAGTTTCATCATTATAACCAACACAAAGAACAGCATGTCCTCCTAAAGAGGACTCTGTTAAATCTGGCATAGGAACAATGCCTGTTCTAGCTACTTCAGCAGATTGAAAACTACCATAAACAGTAAATCCAAATACAAAAGGTAATCCAGAGGCTAAGCACTGTTTTAAGCTATATTCAGTTTGCGTAACTCTAGCATACTGTAATGCCTGATGTGCTAATGCATTTTTATAGGCGATGCTCGTTGGTTTTTTATGAAACTTTAAAGTATTATATACACAATATTTTTCATGGCATATACCTTGTTTATTAATAGATTTAATACCATCCCTAATATAAGCACCTGAATCTGAATCTACCGTACCTTCCATTTCTCTTTCATTATAATAAAGAAATAATCTAGATGGTACAAAATCTGGCTTTAATTTTTTAATTTTAGTAGCTGTTGCATTTTGTGCAAATATAAATGCTTGACCAATAGCATTTGCCGTGCAGGAACCTATTTCACCTTGATTAAATACAAATGAAAAATGGTTTCTAAAATCTACTTTTGTAGGTAATGCTTCTGATGTAGACGGTAATAATAAATATTTATCACGAAAATCAGGTACATCGGGTTTCCAACCATATTTACGAACTACTTCAGTCATAATAACTCCTAAAAAAAGTTATTATGATGCCTCCTAATTAAAAATACAATAAAAACCCCAAAAACCATTGTAGCACTATTTAAGTGTTTGTTTGTGGGGGGTTGTTTTTAATGAAAGTAATTGCATTATTAAGGTTTTAATATTGAAGCATAATTATTAGAAGAATACTTAGATTCTAACACTCTTAAAATAATAGGCATAGGTATTCCTAAATATTTTAAAATTTGCATAGTATGCTTCCAATCTAAGTTATCTTCTTCTTTTTTAACAGGTTTAATCTCTTCATATGAACCACCTTTAATCTGCTCTCCATTAGAATCTAAATAAGTGTATCCACCTTTACCCCATAAAGCAGTAATACCTTTTGGATGCATTTTTGCAAAATCTGCAACAGGTTCTTTCCAAATATCAGAACTATAATTATGCCACTCTTTAGTAATTGGATGTTGGAGTTGAGTTTCAGCAGAGCCGGGATTCCCCCATTTATCGTTTGGATAAACTGTACGTTCATTTAACGTATGTTTAAAAGCACTTATCATATTTCGTTTTCTATCCAATATTTCTTGTTGTTGTTTAAGAGCCTCTCGTCTTGCTTCTTCTGCTTTCTTTGCAGTAGTCATACCTACAAATTCTGGTGAAGTATCCAATTCAGCTTCACGAGATACATGAATAATTTTGTAAGGTTGCCCCCCATTTGCTTTTAAATGCTCTATTTTTGTCACCTTATAAGAATCACCTGCTGGTAGTATTACCTCAGCTTCATCTTGTATATTACTAGATACCCCCGTAGTGTATAACCCTTTTTGACCTGCCTTATTTTGTATCGACAAAATAACTCTATGCCCATCATTATCTGGCGCTGCAAAACTAGCAGCCATACCTTTAGCTACTGAAGTCATCATAAGTTCAGGTGATACAACACTTTTACCTATATCCTGTTCAGTCATATTAAAAAATGGAGAATGTTTACCCAAACCTCTATGAAGTTCTACATCTTCCGGTAATAAAGAAACCCCTACAGCTTTATCCATTCTAGAAATATGATCTTTTAAAGCAGCGTCTATATCCGCATCACTAGAATTAACCTTTAAATTACTAAAGGCACCAGTTACAGGTACTGACTCATAACCATCACTACTAAGTCGTTCAGGAGTATCTAAATACTTACGAACATCTGTAATGGCACTATTGACCAAATTATTATCATTTATACTTTTACCAGTACGATATTGCTGTCCAGCAGCAGAAGGTAAGCTCTCGCTATTCATCAAAAGAGTAGGGTAATCATTAACCCTATCCATATTCCATTTACTAGCTACACTTAAATCTCGTATTGACTTAATCTCTTTATCTGTGCGCTTTGAAAAATCATGTTGTATTTCTTCTTGTTGTAACCCTAATTGTGAAGTATCTTTAGGTGCGGATATGTGATCCTTCGCAGCATTAGTATTACCGATGGGCGCACCTTTTAATATTTTTGCAAACATGATTAATTTAATACCTTTATAGGAAAATCAGGATTATTAGCCCAATGCGCTATCTCTATAGCCTTAAAAGATTTACCTTCAGTATTTGGTTTCTGCTTCATATACTCAGGTGAATCTACATCTAAATTATAAGTATGATCTGGCTTCCAAGTACCATCAGGTAATTTTATGGTTGTTGTAGGTTGCTGATAGTCTCTTATTGCTCTTAAATGTAACTTAGCACCTTCAGGCATAGCCTCTAAGTCAAACATAGAATCTAGCTTTCCGTTTCTTGATCCACCTTCGCGTACTATTCCCGCAGCACCAGTTTGACCAATTTCAGCCATTTTGGAGTCGGGTATTTTATTACCATCAGGTTTTATTGAAGCCCGTTGAGTACCTTTATAAACACTCATATCCCCAAGTTCATGCCAGTTACCATCAGAGTGAGCTAGATAATTCTTGGAAGTTGAGTTAAACCCATTACCCTCACGCACAGACAATACAGTACCATGTGGTACGCCTGTATGTTCCATAGAACCACCCCACCGTTTTAGGGCACCTTCGTTGGTAATAGCTTTAACGTGATCTTTAGCAGCGTTAGTGTTATTTGGGGGGGCACCTTTTAAAATTTTAGCGAACATAACTTCCTTAGCGTATCTTAAAAGTATTATCAAGCGGGGTTTAATTTTTTTAAATTGCAATTACTTTCAATACGCAGCACCTATGGGGGGAGGTTGTCCTAATTCAGACCCTGCATTAGGATTATCTGGCATTCCTATTTGTTGTTTAGGTGTTCCTAAATTAGAACTACCATCATAACCATCGTCATAAGAACCAGGAGCATCTCCTAATGTACTTTGGGTATCTGGATTAGGAGAATTAGGATCATTAGGATCACCCCCCATATCACCTCCCATACTGCCCCCCATACCACCCATAGGATCGGGGGGTTTATTGGCTTGTTCAGCTTCTTTACTATATTTCATATCTAATCCTGAAATCTCATTTGCAGTTTCTATAAAAGTTTCACCATCAATTAAATTCCAAGATGCTTTTAATGAATTTAATTGCATTTCAGGGTCAGAGATAGTCATATTTAATGATCTTAATTTATATCTTTTAGCCCCTAATGCTTTAATAATAGTAGTATTGATCATTTCATCAAATGTGAACCGTTCAGGTTGAAACACCTGATTCTCAGCCGATTGAATAGCCGTTTGTGCAGTAGCCCTATTAAAATCAGAAGAATCACCTATAAGCATCTTAGGTAGTCTAAATGACTTCCTAATATGTTCACCACAAGCCTCATCGTATTTTTGGAACATACTATCAGTTGTAGAAGAATTTCCCGTGATACAAACTTTACCATTTCTACGAGATACAAATACCCCTGTAGGCATAGTAAAGCAATAAACCTTCCCAGTGTAACTAACAAGCTCCCATTTAGGACATTTAGATTTTGTAACATGTGCAAAAGTTTTTGGTGTTACGGATACCGTAAATTTACCAACACTTTTAGAGGCTACAGACCTATACCCAGCATTTAAACAAAGTATTTGAATATCATCAACTAATTGTTGACTTACTGTGGAATAAACCCAACTATTCTTAGAATTATCAGGCTTACCTAAATAATGACCATCACCTTCAAACAATGCTTTAAGTAATAATTCACTTTGTCTTTGATTAATCTTTAAAAATTCAGTAGGTATATGCTTGGCACTAGAATTAATCCCAACATTAGTACGTAACCAAGTCTTAAAATCTGCATCCGAAAAAGCATAATGGGTACAACCTTCATACGGTTTACCATCATTAACTCGTGCTGGAGCAGAAAAATATGAAGCTATCTCAGTAAAAAATGAAGATATAAAAAGTTTTTTATGTTCCCGTTTTACTGCAAAACAAATTTGGTTATTAGCTTCATTAGTAAATCCATCTGCTATGAACATTCCTAAAAACTTTAAAAACAAATCAGCATTTATATCTTTTTCACAAATAGTAAAAGATACGCTATCTTCTTTCATATAACCATATTTAGGTGCTACGGGTAAAATTACTTCATATTTATTAAATACTTTGGAAGCTACATCTATCTTATCCTGATGATACTTATTAGTATGTAATACTTTATGATTGGGGGTAACCATAAATTCAGTAGCATTACCTTCGATATGAATTAAATCACCATCATAGTCATAAACGTGATACTGCAAAGGATCGTGATACACTAAGCAGCCATTCTCAATAGTGGCTACTTTTTCATCCTTCCAATCAGGAAATTTAACCCAACCATTTCCGGTTAAAATTTCTGTTGTAGAATCACAACACCCAAAACGCTCCACCTTCACTGATACAGTACCTGCTGAATCCAACGAACCAGACGTAGACATAACTTCTACAATAGCTGCACGATGTTTAGAAGATGCTTTACCTGATAAATACTGTTGTAGTTGTTCCTTAACACCACCTACTAAAGCACCACCTTGTACGAATACAATAGCTGGAGGTAAACCCCCCGCATCAAAAAACTCAAGATTAAATTCCTCAGACTTTCTAGAACCTAAAATAGAAGGTAATTGGTTTATCCACCGTGGTAAACCATAATGCGTTCTAAAGTCTTTTAATACAGTAAAATGTAATATCTCTGAACCAAGAATATCTATATTCTTATTATCAGCACTATCTTTTTCTATCCAAGCCCCACTCTTTCTATTTATTTTACGAGATGCACCAAACTCTCTATAAAAGACTAAATGCGCTCCAACTTTATAACAAAACCTACGCTCTCTCATTGGTAATGATGCTTTTACTTGCTTACCGCCCCGAGTAACAGATACTTCTACATTAGTAGGTGCATCTAATTTAACTAGCCGCATCATTACAGCTTCTAAATGACGGACAAAGATAATCTCATCTGCCATATTACGGATAACTTCTAAATAACCATTACCCGTAGCTTCCATATCAATCCGTAACTTCCTTCTAATTGTCGTAAATGACATGTTAGGAAATGGCTCATTAAAAAAATGCTCTAGCATCTCTAATTCTGGATCAACTTCTATATCTTCAGTATCAGGATTATCCCCCCTTGCTATAGAATCAGTAGTGCTAGTTTGGGGGGATGGTATTGGTGCAGATGGTGCTTGTGGTGCAGATGGTGCATTAGGAGGTACTGGTTGGGTAAATGCTTTTTTTACTTCTCTATCTTTAGCATTTTGGAAAGTAGGAAGACCACCAGTATTATCGTCTTTAAGACCACCTAAATTAGTTTTAGCCCCTGTATCATTATTTAACTCATCCCCTGTAGTCTTATCTTTTTCTTTATCTAATAACTCAAAAGTATAACCAGAACTCTCAATATTAACTTCCATTGCAGTTATACATTGCGCTAATACATTATTACGCTGTACTAATGTTGCTAGTTGTAATGGATTAAATGGGGGTTCTACTACTACATTAGTATTCTTGGTAGGTGTAAAATATAATGA